CAGACAATTGAGGTAGGTGGCCGCAAGCTACAGTTGACCACCTACACAACATGGGCAGAGCCGGAGAATCAGGTTACCTATCCCGCTGCTGCCGTTGGTGCAGAGGCCGGCATCTATGACAGGAGCTTCACCCCCACGGTGGTGGAAACCTTGGACAAGGATGCACGGCTGGTGGTCACCTCAGAGTTCTCACAGAACATGCTTGTGGATGTGTGGGCCACTGATCCCAAGGAGCGATCCTATCTAACAGCCATGGTGGAAGAAGCACTGAACCCCGTTGAGTGGATGTACGGGTTTCGACTGATCCTGCCCTTCTACCATGGCGCAACTGCTGTTTATGAAATGCTGTCCAGCCAGTATCTGGACAGTAGTGATGATGCGCTGGCGAAGTACCGGCGTTCCCAGTTTACGGTTCGGGGAACGATCACCGCTTACCGCGTCCTGAGTTTCCCTGCTGCGCGCCCCTCTGCCCGGTTGGACGATATAGGGGTGTCCGTGGTACTTCCTTCGACCAACTAGGAGTCTTCCATGAGTTTCGTTCGTCGCTACACCAGCATGCCTTCTGCCGATGTGATCTCTCAGATCGAAGGCATCGTCATCATTGACCAGCCCATCCCGACCAACGTGCAGGGAGTCTCGACGGGCGTGGTTGGCATGGTTGGCGAGTTTGCTGACATGAAGTACGCCGTGTCGGTGGTGAATGGTGATGTGTCCACCAAGATCCAGCCGGTTGAGGTGGTTCCTGGTAGCGACCTGCTTGCCAAGGTGGGCGGATTCGACGAGACCCTTGGCGACTTTGGTGGGGATGACGGCAACGGCTACGCTGCTCTGATCAACAAGCCTTGGGCGCGGTTGGTTGTGGCCACTGTGAATCTTGCCAGCCCCAAGGCCACCCGCGCATGGCGTGAGCTTCCGACCAATGTGGATGGAACCGCAACCCCGATCACCCCCGTGACGGCCGTAACCGTTCCTGCTGGCACGGTGTTCAAAGACACCAACGGGAAGTTGGTCAAGGTTGCGACATCGTTTACGTTTGAGTCGGATATCCCGTTTCTGACCGGAAACAATGCATCAATTCCGTTAGATACGGATGCTGTCGGTACAATTACTGTCACTGGTGCTGACTTTGCTGCTGCTGGTGTTAAGGTCGGAGATGCTGTTGTTTTGGGCAGCATCGGCGCAGGAACATATGCGGGAACATATCGAATTGTAACCGTTGGATCGACAACTCTTTCAGTGCAGCAGCTTGATGGCTCCAACTTAAGCTGGCCGGCCTTGTCGGATATTTCATATCGCATTCACCGTGCCGCTTCATTTGATACTGGTGGAAACACTGTTCTAACCAATACCTCTGGTTATACTCTTCCGGCACGTCCGCTGGAGGCTGTCGTTTCTGCTGCGGATTCAATGGATCCTGTGGTCGCTGCTCCTGCTGGATCGCTTTCAGCTTGGGAGCCTTTGTCCGGCTTGGTTCTTCGGGCACATCCAACGGCTGGACTGCCTTATGATGTCACCGTTCAGGCAGCCAATGCAGCAACCTCTACCGCGATTGAAACGCTGTACAAAAATGCACTGACCGCGATGTTGGCAGATGAGGATCCGATTGCGGATGTCTCCATCGTCTTTTCGGCGCGCACCTCGGATGACATCCGTACCGCGCTGCGCTCGCACGTTCGGACTGCATCCGCAACGGGTCGCGGCCGTGTGGCAGTGATCTCGCCCAAGCTGACCACGGTGTCGCTCACCACTGTGACCGGAAACACGGCAGAAGGTGTTGGTTACGCCCGTGACGAGCGCGTGATCTACTGCTGGCCGGGGTTCCAGACGGTGATTGATGCCGCGCAGAACCTGCCCATCAAGCGCGCTGACGGAAGCACCTCCACGACCGGCAATGGCGTGTTGGATGTCCGTTCTGATGCCTACATGGCCAGCATTCTGTCCAATCTTGCCAGCGAACGGAACCCTGGGCAGTCGGCGGCCCCTGTTCCGACTTGCTTGCAGAGCGTGGTGGGTGTTCAGCTTGGCAGTGTGCCCAAGCTGAACATGGGCGACTACATCACCTTCCGTCAGTACGGTATTGCGGCCCCGCGCAAGGATCGTTCTTCGGGCTGGCAGTTCCAGAGCGGGATCACCACATCGCTGACGGCCAACCAGAAGAACATCAACCGGCGGCGCATGGCCGATGAGGTGCAGGACAGCTTGGCAGCGCTGTACGAGAAGTTCAGCAAGCTGCCGCTGACGATTGCGCTCAAAGACCAGATCGATTCGGAGACGGTTGCCTATTTCAACGGCCTTCTGTCCCCCAACAATCCGGCAGCGCAGCGGATTGAGGGCTTCCTTGTGGACAGCAAGAGCGGCAACACTGCTTCGCTGAACGCGCAGGGGATCTATGTGGTCATCACCAAGGTTCGGATGCTTGGGATGGCAGATGACATCGTGATCCAGAGCGAGGTTGGCCCGACCGTTTCGGTTACTGTGGCCTAATTCCTGCTGTCCCATTCCACTGATTTTGAGGCTGGCCGATGCCTAAAGCACTGATAACGAACAACACCTCCTCGCCGGTAACACTCCCGCTTCCATACATGGGGGTGCTGCCGGCAGGCGGGGCAACGGTTGTAAACGACTCGGCTGCCTATGTGGTGGATCGCATCCTCCAAACGCCCGGAGCGCGAACCGTTCTGTCTGTTCGCACGGTGCCTGAGGACCAGAAGACAGATGGTGCCGTTCGTCCAATAGCAGCCCAGAAGATTACGGATGCTATGGAGGTCACCACCGTCAATCTGAGTCTCAACAATCAGCGGATCATCAACGTTGCGGATCCTATTGACCCGCAGGATGTGGCTACCAAGCAGTATGTGGATACCCATGGCGGCGGTGGGGGCGGCGGCAGTGGCACCGTCACTTCTATCACGGCAGGTACGGGTCTGACGGGTGGTACCATCACGGTTGCGGGTACCATTGCTGTAGACTTTGGAACTACTGCCGGAAAGGTGACACAGGGTAACGATGCGCGGCTGAATCCTGTCCCAGGTTCGGCTGGTGCTATCGTTTATGATAACGGTACCGTTTACGCTCGCCTTGCTGTTGGTTCTATCGGGCAGGTTCTCAAGGTTGGTTCAGGTGGCGTGCCTGAGTGGAGTGCAGATTCAACCATCCCTACTGGACCGGCTGGTGGATCGCTCTCTGGCACTTATCCCAACCCGACCATTGCTACGGGTGCAATCACCAACAGCATGGTTGCGGCTGGCGCTGGAATCCTGACCAGCAAGCTCTCCGGCTTGTTGACAGACATCCCCAACAACGGGTTGTCTGCCTTCGCGGCAGCCAGTACGCAGGTGGTGCGGACCTATTACGTCACGGTCAACGGTAACGACACCACGGGAACCGGCTCTATCTCGGCCCCGTTTGCCTCCATCCAGAAGGCGCATGATGTTGCTGTAACGGCCTATCCTAGCAACGAGATGGTGCTGATCGATGTTGGCCCAGGATCGTTCACGGGCAGCGTCAACATCACTCGCTTCAATACGCTGGTGCAGGGACAGGGCCATCGAGCAGAGATGCTTGCCACTCAGGTGGTAGGCGATGTCACGGTTAATCCCTCGACGGCCACACAGAAGTACAGCCACCTTGTTGGCCTTGCCGGTATGTTCATCACGCCGGTATCGGGAAACACCGCTCCGGGCATCAAGGCAACGGGTTCGGGCCTCTATTCGTTGATCGTCAACGACTGCTATGTGACGACAAACAATGCAGCCGCTACCGCCAACTCGGTAGCGTGTGACGCAACCAACCTTCAGCGTCCTCGCCTGCTGATCAACGATTCGATCCTGACTATAGCGACGGCAGGCCCGAATATCGTTCAGCTTGATGGTGGCGATGTTCGGATAAACAACACCCAGATCCTGCAAGGTTCGTCGGTTATCGTGGGTAGCGCTGGCACGGGCATCGTGGTGGCTAACGCTGCCACGTTGTGGCTGAACGGGTCGCTTGTAGAGACGCAAACCAATGGCCCCGGCATCAATGCAACGGGATCCTCGGCAGGTGTGAAGCTGATCCTGACCGGATCCAGCGTGACAACCAACTACACGGGCGTTCTGGACACGTCTCATGGCGTGTTGGTCAACAACGCGGCAGGGGTGGCGGCGTTCATCTATCAGACCACCTTCGGGGTGGCTGATACCTCGGCAGCGGTTTACGCTATCACTGGATCTGCGCCTGCGGTGGTTGTGTATGGGGAGCTGACCTTCCAGCCGGGAACCAATAGCGCGATTGCCTCAGCAGTTACGCTCACCCCGATGGTTGAGAAGCACGCAACACTGAACCTTCCCAGCCTGACGGCATCGTTGCCGTTGCAGCTGGATGCCAACAAGAACGTGGTGGCGCAAGCTCTTGATATGAGCTTGCTGACGGGAACCTTGCCTGTCTCAAAGGGAGGCACAGGGATCTCTACTATCGGCGGCAACGGCACAGTGGCCTACAGCAACGGTACTACGCTGGCCTACACCGACGCAGGGTTGGCAGGGTATCCGCTCCTGTCTGTTGGCGCAGGAAAGCCTCAGTTTGCTGCTTTGGATCTTGGGACAGGCGCAGTCACAGGCATTTTGCCTAAGACAGCTCAGGCTGCTCAGGATGTGGCTGGTGACGTTACTGGCACCACCACTGCTACAACGGTAGAGAAGATTCAAGGTCGCACCGTTGATGCAACGGCTCCCACCTCGGGTCAGGCGCTGGTGTGGTCTGGTTCTGCATGGGCACCTGCTACAATCTCCCCAGGTGGTGGAGGAGGAGGCGGCGGCGGTGGGCTAACCTACTACATGAACTATAGTGTTGCGGGTGATGCGCCGCTTCCTTCGGTGAATGCCAAGGAAATGTCGCTCATTTATAACACCGGGGGACAGGTCAATACCGGCGCCGTTACCGCACCTCAAGGCACCTATGCCACGCTGGCAGAGTTTGTCACTGATTTGAGCCAGCCCGGTGCTACTACGATTTCGCCTGGAAACTGGGACATCGCGGTCTACTTGAATCTTGGAACTGGTGCGAACAACACCTTTTTCCGTGCGCGTGTGTTCAAGTGGGATGGGTCTACTCTGACAGAGCTGTCTACATCCCCCTCGGATGATGTGGCTATTTCATCTACAGCGCAGCCCGAAATCTACACGGCAACTCTGTACATTGAGCAAACGACTCTGACGGCAACGGAGCGCCTAGTTGTTCGGCTAGAGATCACCTGCGCAACTTCAGCCCCCCGTTCGGTGCTGGGCTACTTCGGCGGCAACACTCCGTCGCATGTTCACAGCACCATTGGCGCTCCTGGTGGCACGGGACTGGTCAAGGTTGTAGACGGGATTGTTCAGGCTCCGGCATCCCTGCTTGTGAATGCTGACGTTTCTAGCCTAACGGGTGGTACACAGGGAGGAATTCCCTACTTCAATAGCGCCACTTCACTTGCCTCGACTTCGACTCTCAACAACTACGCCATCGTCTTTGGTGGCGGGTTGACAGCTCCTCCTGCCACTGGCGTGGGCCTCGGAACTAGCACTCAGGTTCTGCATGGTAACGCTTCTGGCTATCCGACTTGGGGCGCAGTCAGCCTGACATCAGATGTGACAGGCATCCTGCCGATTGCTAACGGCGGCAGTGGAATCACCTCGGCAGGCGCAGCCGGTACGGTTGTTTACAGCACCGGAAGTGCGCTTGATTTTTCGGCAGTAGGTACATTAGGGCAGATTCTGACCAGCGGAGGATCTGGCGCTCCTGTTTGGATCTCTACTGTTCCAATTGCTAATGGCGGAACCAATAGCATTGCGCTTCCGACTGCTGGGGGTGTGTCGTACGGAACCGGAACCGCATATGCCTTTACTGCATCGGGCATCACAGGTCAGGTACTCACAAGCAACGGAACAAGCGCTCCTACTTGGGGCACCTCCATTGGAGCATCGGGAAGCAATGTCACGATAGCTGGCCGGGATGTTGGAACTGCTGTTGCAGCCACCATCACAGGCGCAAGCTACGCTTTCACAGCCACCACTCCGGTGATCCGCGTTACCAGCACCCCTGTTGGAACAACGACACTTACCTCTACGCCTACGATTGCAGTCTCGTCGATAACCGATGGCACGCGCCTGACACTTATCAACGAAACGTCCAATCCTTTTGTGTTGCAGGATGATGGCACGCTGTCTGGTAGCAAGGTTCAACTGGGAGGTGTAACCCAGCGCACTTTGACTCAGTGGCAGTCAATCGACCTGATCTACTCCAACGGATTCTGGATTGAACGTGCGGTTGGTGGGTCGGGTACAATTCAAACAGTAACTGCCTCAGCGCCCTTGGCTGCATCGGCTGGTGCATCCCCTAACATTTCGCTTACTGGCGTAGTTGGGGTTGCCAATGGGGGTACGGGGGCAAGCTCTCTGACTGCAAATGCCGTTCTGCTTGGAAACGGCACATCTGCGGTTCAGGTTGTTGCACCTGGAACTTCTGGCAACATACTTACAAGCAACGGAACCACTTGGGTCAGCTCGGCGCGAGCTGCTATTCCTTACGATGTGGCTGGCATGGTGGCAGGAAAGCCCCCGGCAAGTGCAAAGGTGTTCTACTTTAAGGCCACCCGTGCATTCACGCTGTCTGCCACTGCGGCTGATCATGTATTCACAGCAGCCACGGGCGCTACAGGAACATCCACCTTTACGGTCTACAAGAATGCATTGCAGATTCTGACGGCCACGTTTGCGTCCGGTGGAGCAAGCCCGCAAGTGGCAACCATCAGCGCCATCACTAACAATACGATTGCGGTGGGTGATGTGATTTCTGTGGTGGCACCTGCCTCCGAAGATGGGACTTTGGCAGATGTGTATTGGACCCTGAGCGGTTCATTGGCATAGGGCGGGTAATCATGTAGCGGCTAGGCACGGTGCGTCCGCACACCGTGGCGTGTCTAGCACTAAGAGGCGCGCAGGTGAAAACCCTTATCCGAAACAACACTCAAAGCCCTGTTCACCTTCCCTTGCCCTACACCGGCATTCTGACAGCCGGTGAGGGCGTGGTTGTGGATGAGCCTACCTCCGAGGTTTCGCAGGCGCTGTTTGACGGCAAGAAGGCATCCTTGGCCAACCTGTTCGTTTTGAGCAGCGCACCTTTAGGCGCTCCTGTTGGTGCCAGCACGCGAACATCCGCAGCTCGCAAGATCGGGTTGGCGTTGGCCAGATCCACTGTGGACATCGAAGTCAACAACGTTCGATTGCGAAAGGTGGGGACGCCTACAGAGGACACAGACGCCACCAACAAGGTCTATGTCGATGGGGTGCGGCAGGGGCTTCAATCGCAGATTGCTGCCATCCCTACATGGGTCTTCGGTGAGCGGTATTTCGAGCTGGGGAACGCATCCACAGGTGTCTGGTACGTCACGGTGACTGCTAGAGCGGCAACGCCCAGCGCGCTCAATGGCCTGAGCGCATCCAAGCACAGCAGCTCTGTGGCGGGAGAGCTTGGCACTTTTTCGGTGTCACTTCAGTGTCCCCCTGATGTGGTCATCCAATCAGTGACTCTGTTTACCTACACTCGCAAGGAGACGCAGCCTCGCATTGTCCTGATGATGGACAACCCGCAAGGGGCGAGGCAGGCCCATCGGTTTGTGCGCCCCAGCGTGATGCAGTTCCCACCGACCAACGCGCAGCAGATCCTGCCCACGGTGTCAGTGGCAGATGTCAACGGGGCGGTGCCTGCGACCTACGGCATCGTTGGGCAGCTGGATCCGACTGTGGCCTATCCGAAGATCCGCATCGTGGCGACCGGCTTTTTTGCAGCAGGTGCCAACACGGTGAGCGATCACTACTACAACAAGCCCCAGTCGCTGGTGGTTCAGTTCTAGGGAGTGCGGAATGGACCGTCCGGTGATTCTGGGGTTTGTGCCAACAGCAGCAGCAAGTTCCGGCAGCATGTGGGAGGTAGTTGCCAGCGTGGATGATCCGCTGGAGTGTCATGACGGTTGGATGGTGGCCAAGGGTGACGTTGTGTTCCTTGACCAGCGCGCCTCGGTGTCGGCACCCGGAACAGTGGGGCGGTACATCGTCGAGGACGTTCTAAGCGCATCCAGCCGGATCATTCGGGTCTATCTCTCATGGGGATCGGTGAGCGTGCCTGTGGCTCCCATGGAGTGCCTTGGGAAGCGCGGTTATCTGGCGCAGCCGGTGGGGATCTCGGGAGCGGTGCAGCATCCCACCCAGCAGACCATTCTGGTGTCACAGCCGGTGATCGACTTGGCCAAACAGGTCGATGCCCTGAACGGGGAAGGTGGAGGACCGGATGGCGGCACCGGGGTGGCGGGTTCGCAGACGAGGACGTTCTCAACGACGGAGGCTCTGTCTTTTGGCCAGTGCTTTGCGGTGCGTCCTGATGGAAAGGCTGTCCTGGCATCTCCCCAAGATCCAACGCGCATGCCCGTGGTTGGTCTTGTTCTAGAACGCTCCGGCAGTGTGATGAAGGGACAACTGGGAGGAGAGTTCCAAGGAAGTGCAGGGCTGGTACCTGGGCTGCCTGTTTGGGTGGGAGACTCCGGCTTGCCCGTATCCAATATCGGGGGCATAACCCTTCCAGCGGCGATGCAGCTGCTCGGAGTGGCCTTGTCGAGTACCGACATCTCACTGGCGATTACGGGTCAGGTGACACGCAGGTCTTAGAGGATTTGGGAAAGGTTGGCCGTTGGTTCGCGTGAAAGCGACGGCAGTGGTACTCTTGAACCTGCTCGCTGGGAAGTCCGCCCCCAGCAGCAGTAGGAGGGCGGATTTCATGGCAAGCACAGCAAAGCCCCGCCGACCCAAGAAGGCTCTCCCGGTTGATCCGGTGATTGAGCCGTCTGTTGTGGTCGAGGCGCATGTGGAGCAGGAAGTCACAGCACGCCCTACTCGCGTTGACCTTTCGGATCTGTGGGTTATGCGCCTCGCGCAGCAGGAAAAGCGGGCAGCTTTGGCAGAGGCTGAGGTTGCGCGCATCTCCAAGCTGTACGTTTTGCAGGCTATTGACCCAAAGGGTCGAGTGCTGGCACTTGAAAAGAAGCAGGCCACCGCGCAGCACCAAGCGGAACAGGCCGAGAATCGCGCCTTGCTGACCCGGAAGACCATTGAGGGAAAGCTGGGCCGCAAGCTGGAAGGGCTGTCGATTGACCCTGAGACGGGCGAGATCGTCCAGCCGTAGGAGATTGAGACCATGGCACGCACGCTGATCTGGAACACCTCTGCAACAGCACAGACCCTGCCGGCCGCTTATGGCGGAGGCACGGTTCAGCCTGGCTATGGCTGGGTTGTGTCGGATGAGTCGTCCCTTGTGGTGGACGCTCTGGGCGGCTTTGCCGACATGCATGGCAAGTGGGCTGTGTCCGCCATCTCGACGGATGAGGCTCTCGGCTCTGTGGATATGGGCGCGGCTGGCGTTGCTCTCATCGAGAACGTGGTTTCGGCTATTGGCGGCGGTGGTGGTGGTGGTGGTGTCTCGTCATGGAACGATCTGACGGACAAGCCAACCTTTGCTCTGGTTGCCACCAGCGGGAGCTATGCTGACCTGTCGAACAAGCCTGCGCTTGCAACTGTTGCGACCAGCGGCCTGTATAGCGATCTGAGCGGCACGCCTGAGATTCCTGCTGCGGGCAACGCAACTCCTGCTGCGGTCAGCGCAGTAGGTGGCGCGGGGGTTCAGACTGTTTGGGCGCGTGGCGATCATCAGCATGCACACGGCAACCTTGCCGGCGGCACCATGCATTCCACCGCAACTTCGATTGCGGCTGGCTTCATGTAACGGTGGCTACATCGGGTGCATACAGCGACCTGAGCGGCGCTCCGGCTCTGGCAACCGTCGCAACCTCTGGGTCGTACAGCGACCTGAGCGGCGCTCCGGTTCTGGCAGATGTGGCCACCAGCGGCAGCTATGCTGATCTGACTGGAACTCCGACGCTGGCAACTGTTGCAGAATCGGGTTCCTATGAGGATCTGATTGAAACCCCCTCGCTGGCTCCTGTGGCTCTCACTGGCGCCTATGCGGACCTGTCTGGCAAGCCTGCGCTGGCAGCTGTGGCTACCACTGGCGCATATGCGGACCTGAGCGGTAAGCCTTCGCTGGCAACTGTTGCAACGTCCGGTTCGTATGCAGACCTGAGCAACAAGCCGGCGGCAGCCTATGACATTGCATCGTTTGCTTCTGGTTCGCTGGCGTTGAACGCTACCACCATGAAGTTGTACGCACCCAAGGCGCTGACACTCACGGCGCTGAATCAGGGTGGTGGTGCAACGGTCAAGATTCAAGTTGCAGGTGCAGACATCACCTATCCAAAGAGCGTCACCTCGGGCCAGGTTATTTCGGCTGTTGTGACCTCGGCGGGAACCGATAACTACTTCACGATTTCCGCCGTGGAGGCGTAATGCCGCTTGTCTTTGTACAACGCTACTCTCCCTCTGCTATCCCGGCCGGTTCAGGAACGCAGGCGGTTACGGGAACGCTGACGCTTGGCGCCCCAACCGTGGTGGAGTTTGACCCTTCCGTCTTCACGGCGGCCGGGACGTACACCATTTTCACTTATGGAACGCTGGTGGGATCGGTGACCTCTTTGGTGGCAGATCTGACGGGAACGTCGTTCTCGTCCGCTGTGTTTGCCGATACTGGATCGTCCATCACCGCGACGTTGAGCTAAGGGAGATTCCGCGATGGCCTCTGGCAACTGGCTTCTTACAACCGGCGGAAGCTGGAACAATAACGCAAACTGGTCTGGCGCGTCGTTTCCCAACGCAACAACGGATACGGCTACCTTTGCAACTGATATTGCGGCTGATTCCACGGTAACGATGGGACAGGCGCTTTCTGTTGGCAGTATGACGTTTTCAGACAACGGTGCGTCTGGATCGGCTTGGGTTGTTGCTCCCGGAGGTGCATTTGCGCTGACGCTTGGTGCCAGTACGATTACTACCACCACAAATGCCACTATTCAGGCTGCATTAGCTGGTTCTTCTGCCATAACAAAAGCAGGAGCGGCGATTCTTGCTCTTACGGGGGGCAGTTCAAACAGTGGCGCGTGGGCTATCAATGCTGGCACTTTAGATATAACCTCTGCGGCAGTGACTGGTGGCGGAATCATCACTGTGGCAGGCGGTGCAACGCTTACCACAGCAACAGCCATCGCCAAGCCTGTGACTGTCAATGGTGTTGTTTCGGTCAACTCAGGTGGTAGCCTTACGGGGCAGCAAATCTACGCGAGTGCTGCTGGCGCCGTTGCCAAAGTAACCATTGCGAGCGGCGGGTCCATTACTCACCCAGCAAGCAAGTTTGACATATCCACAAGCACTTCTGGACGTACTGCCGTTTACCAGTACGGCAATGTTTCAACTACAGGAACAACGACTACCTATGGCATATCTCTTGGCTTTGGTGCAGCTTCCACAGCGTATGCCTATTGGTACGGAAAAAGCGGTACTCTAACTACAACTGCTGGTCCGTATTTGTTGGTGGGCCTTAGCTATACTGCGGGAACAACGCTTCCCGGTGGCTCTCCGTCTGTTATGGACATTGATGGCGCAACGCTCGCTTTGAGCGGTCGTTTTTTCATCGGTAACAGCATAACTTCGTCTGCCGCTGTTCACATTTTACAGGGCACCCATACACAGGCTTCCGGCTTTTCCTTGAATATTGGTGGGTCAGAGCTAGGCACCAATATTACCAGCGGGTCAGCAGAGCAGCGGTTCAGCGTAAGCGGGGCCAGCACTACGTTTACGTCAGCCGCTCCCGTAACTATGACGGCAAACTCAGCCAGTGCGTTGAGTCAGATCAATGTTTTGAATGGCGCCACGCTTACCGTCGCTGGTGGGTCTACTTCTGGAGCAACCCCTAAGCAGATCAACCTCAATAATGGCTCCATCTTCAAAAGCACAGCCTCATTTACTACGGCTGGTGGTTCATTCAACCTTTCGCTGTACGGAACCAGCAATAAAATAGGCGCCGGATCTGGTACCGCTGTACTTCCGGCAATCATCCAAAACACCACCGGGAACGGCGTTACATCTATTCCAATCACTCCCGGCAATGAAGGGGCGGACTATATAGGTGCGCCTGTTGTAGTTTTGACAGGAGGTGGTGGTGTAGGTGCGTCTGCTCGCGCTGTGTGGGACGAGACTACGAAGAAGATCACTTCTTTTGAGATTACGAATCCCGGTACAGGCTACACTTCACCTCCTACAGTAGTTTTGTCGGGCGCTACGCTGGCCAATAACTGTTGTACTGTTGAAGTTGTTCCGGGCACTCCGGTTATTGGCGCTAACAGCACTGACGGGTCGATTGAAAAGCCTTCGGGAGACACCGGCACCCTTACTCTGACGGGAACCAACACCAACACTGGCATCTACACCGTTTCTGCCGGCACGCTGCGCATCGGTAACGCTGGAACCACAGGCACACTGGGTAACGGCAACGCATCAAACGCCGTCATTGCTTCCGGCGCGACTCTGGCCTTCGGGCGCAGCGATGCTGTTACCTACAGCCAAGTCTTCTCTGGCGCAGGCACCATCGCCGTAAACGGAGGTGGCAGGGCAACGCTGTCTAGCGTCAACACGTTCACCAGCGCGGCTGCTGCTATCGCCATCAGCACGGCCAACAGCATTCTGCGCGTCACGAACAACGACTCCATCGGGCAGGGAACCACGTTCGGCATCACGGTGGCTTCCGGCACCGCTTTTGAAATTGACGGCACCTCGGGTAACATCACGGGGCTTCCCGCCAAGGCGTTGAGCCTGACTGGCACGGGCATCACGGCAGGCGGCGCACTTCGGAACATCGCGGGCAACAACACCTACTCGGGTGCTGTCACACTGGCCGCTGCCAGCCGCATCAACTCGGATGCTGGCACCCTGACGCTGAACTCAGCGTCGGCTATTACGGGCGCCACGTTCGGATTGACACTGGGTGGCGCTGGTACTCTGGAAATCAACCAAGCCATCAGCACTACCACTGGCGGCGTCATCAAGGACGGCGCAGGCTTTACCGACCTCAAGGCTGCGGCCTCGACCTACACGGGCAAGACCACCGTGTCGGCAGGCACACTGGGCTACTCCACCGCTGCGGCTGCTGGATCAAACAGCAGCTTGGGTGCCCCCGCAGCAGGCGCAAACGCTATTGTGGACGTAGCGGGAGCCGCCACAGCAGGAGCTTCTGCCGGCGTTCGCTTCACGGGCGCAGGATCTCAGACGTTCACTCGGACACTCAATGTCACAGGCGCGAACGCAGCCGGCCTGACCGTCCGAGTTGAATCCTCGGGAACCGGCTCAATTACGCACTCAACAGCGTTCACCAACACTACGACCAACCAGCCCCGCACCTACCAGTTTGGTGGAACAGGCACGGCTTCCAATACGGTGAGCTTCCTGATCGCCAACAACGGCACTGGTGCTGTGTCTCTGACAAAGGCTGATGCTGGAACCTGGCGCTTGTCCAATACTTCTAGCTCGTACACTGGAGGCACATCAGTCAGTGGCGGTACGCTGGCACTCTCTATCCCATCTTGGGTTACGGGGGCCAAGGTAACAGGTACGGGGACTGTTACGGTCAACGCTGGAGCCAAAATTCAGACGCTCTCAGCAGGAACGCAGCAGGGACGGCACACCTATCCCAATCTTACCTTTGCGGCGAACGGCCGCATCCGCATCGGAGGCTAATCACATGGCTTTGCAGGTTTCGTTGACCCTTCCCCCGGTTCGTATTCCTGAGTCTCCCGAAGAGCCGAACGGCGAGATCGTCTATCCCGAGGCTTATGCCCGCATCCTCCAGATCCGTTCCGACGCTCAGGCTAGCTACCTGCTGGTTGCTTGGTACGAGGATTCGGCAGCACGGGAGCGAGGGGACGATCCGGTCAAGCTGTACGAATACGGCACCCAGACTTCCAATCTGCCGGGAGACATCTATCCGGCTGCGTACAGTTATCTGAAAACCCTGCCCGACTTTGAGGGCGCAATCGACTGCTAATCCGCAAGCAACAGTTTGACCAGCAATAGGGCTGGTCGCAAAGGGGGCCGGAAACCCCCTGTGGGAGTAGGCAAGTGGCAAATGTGAAGAAGTTCCTCTTTCTGGACAGCGATGGCCAGCTGCGTGAGCAGACTGCGACCGACACCGTTCAGGTGGCAAACGGCGTCAACTCGCTCGACGCAGTGAACAAGGGCCAGCTGGATGGCGTTGCCTCCGCTGCAACCGATCTGATCAATACTGAGGCGGCTCGCGCTGCTCAGGCTGAAGCCGCACTGGGTGACAGCATCACCGCAGAGGCAGCAGCACGGGTTGCTGGTGACGCGGCCCTGTCGGCCTCGCTGACCAGCGAGACCAACGCCCGCACGGCAGCAGACACGGCACTGGGTGGCCGTATCGACACTGAGATCGCAGACCGTCAGGCTGCTGTCTCGTCCGAAGAGGCCGCACGCATCGCTGGAGATGCGGCTCTCCGCACGGACCTGGATGCAGAGATCGCAGCCCGTATTGCTGCTGTTTCGGCAGAGGCTACTGCTCGTGAGAACGCTGATGACGCGCTGGATGCGCGGATTGACGCGCTCGAAACCTCCAGCAGCACTGCGCTGACCAACGCGATCAACAGCCTGACTGCTGACCTTGAGGCAGAAGAGGCTGCACGCATCGCAGCAGATGCCGCCCTTCAGGCTGAACTGGATGCGGAAGAGGCTCGTGCGGCAGCGGCAGAGGCGGCAGAGCAGGCTGCCCGTATCGCTGCTGACAACGCACTCCAGAGCGAGCTGGATGCAGAGGAAGCCCGCGCCGCAGCCGCTGAGGCCGCAATCGCTGCTGACCTCGACACCGAGGAAGCCGCTCGCGCCGCTGGCGATCTGTCCAACGCCAACGCCATCGCGGCAGAGCAGTCCCGCGCACAGGCCGCTGAGGCAGAGCTGACCAGCGATCTGGCTGACGAGATCTCCCGCGCTGAGGCAGCAGAGGCTGCTATCGCGGCCGACCTCGCCACTGAGGTTGCACGGGCCACGGCAGCAGAGGCAGCCAACCTTCAGGAGGCCAAGGACTACGCGGATGCCCGCGTGCAGGGTCTGTCCTTCAAGACTTCGGTTGATTACGCATTCAACCGCGTCCAGGGCGCACAGACCCTGCCGGCAGATGCAGCGGCCTTCGCGGCGGCTGAGGGTCTGGTTGCCGGCAAGCGCGTCCTGCTCTACAGCGATGCGGCGCACGCTGACAACGGTATCTACGTTGTTGAGGCTGGTGGCACCTTCGCCCGCGCTGCTGACATGGCAGCCGGTTCGGATGCGGCTGGTTCCTACGTCTACGTTGAGGCGACCTCGGCTGCTGGCGCAGCTCCTGGCACCTCCTTCGTGTGCGCAAACGCAGGCACCGCAACCGTTGGCACCGCCGCGCTGGAGTTCGTGATCTTCAGCCGCGCAGAGAACCTGTCCTTCGGCGCAGGCGTGCAGAAGATCGGCACGGCTGTTTCGGCCAAGGTCGTTGCGGCCAAGCCGGTGTTCGTGGATGGCGACAGCCTGAGCTTCCGCACCACGGGTCCTGACCTGTCCATCGACGGCAGCGGCAACCTGAAGGTTGACGGCGACCTCGTTGGCGGCCAGTTCGTTGCGGCTGACGGCAAGCACACCCACGAGGCCATCGCCACTGTGGTTGAGTCTTCGGCAACCGTTGGCGTCTTCGTTGACACCTCGGGCGTGGCTGCAACCTACGATGCAGCGGCAGCCTTCGGTTGCGTCGATGCCAAGAGCGGCAGCGATGCTCGCGTGGTTATGGCTGGTCTGTCGGCCGTGGCCTCTGGCGCTCTGAACGCTTTCTCGGAGAACGAGAAGGTGTTCCTGGGCAGCGCCGCTGGTGTGTTCGCGAAGTACGCGGACATCCCCTCGGGCAAGTGGGCTGTTCCGGTTGGCTTCAAGAAGGGTTCCAAGCTCTTCGTCCACATGATGCCGGCCGCACAGAAGGCGTAAGCCTTCTGACAGGTGCCTGCTTGCTGGATGGCAGCGGAACCAACTAGCAAGCGGGTGGGGAGGGTCACATGGGACGCCATGTGGCCCTCCTTCTTTATGGGGGAAGCCTTTTCGGGGAGGAGGACAAGATGGCTCGTTTGGAGATCAAGCTGGTTCAGTTGGACAACGTGTTGGGAATCTACGGCACCACAAAGGATGTGATGCCCGCCCGCATGTCCCGATTGCATCCAGAGGCGGCAGCAGCCTTCCATGCGGCAGAGGCAGCTCTAGGCCAGCGCATTCGTGTCTCAGACATGTTCCGCACGGCAGAGCAGTCCTTTCAGGCCATGCAACAGAAGTCAGGCGTGATGCCTCCCGGCTACAGCTTGCACAACTATGGCATCGCCATTGATGTGGCTGTGGATGCCATGCTCCCAGCCTTCAGAAGCAAGAAGGCAGACATGGACGAGTTCATGAAGGGGTTTGGCTGGTATTGCCACAGGAGGGATGGCAAGCGCGGGATGGAAGACTGGCACTACAACTTCCTTGGCCCCAGCGGCATCCTGCTCATCCAAGCATCTGACAAGCCAAAGGTGCGAACCTCCACCAGCGCGGCAGCAGATGCTCGCATCCAAGCCCTTTACGGCCCAGGCTTGAGCCTTACCCCCGTCGAGGTGCAGGAATGCCTTGCCCATCTGAAGCTGTATGGAGGGGATCTGGACGGCAAGATCGGCCCCCGCACTAAGGAAGCCATCATGGCGTTCCAACGTGCATGGAAGCTGTCTGCCTCCGGTGATGTGGATGAGCGAACAGAACGGACCCTTGCCTATGTGAGTGCTGATATACAGGTTGCATCTCAGCTCCCGGTAGGGTAGGTTTCATCGGGATTTATGGCCGTGGGGCTGCGTAGTGTGGTTAAAAGCTATTGCACTTGAAACGACAAGTGCTATACTCCGCGAACCATGCAAACACCCCTCAAGTTCTATAAGCGAGTCAAAGCGCCTTCAAACTACCCCGGCAAGACCTACAACAACGGAAACTGCCTGCTTCACCATCTAGTTTGGTGGCAAAATACCGGAGAGTTGGTACCCAAGGGGTTTGTCTTACATCACAGGAACGAGGATAAATTTGACAACCGGTTTGAAAACTTGGAGCTGCTCTCCAACGTAGAACACTGCCGACAGCATGGTGCTGAAAGAATAAAAAATGAGCGGCTGACCTGTCCTTGCTGTGGTCGCGAGTTCGATGTGGGGGCTAGTAAATCTCGGACACGGCGGAAAAATAACCAGACTGGCGAATTGTGCTGCTCAGTTGTTTGTGGCATAAAGCACAGGACAGATCGACTTCGGGAAACTCGGCCTCCTCGGCCTGTTCGCCATGGGTCCAGCGTTGCGTACTCATACCACGGATGCCGATGTGAACCGTGTCGCGCATGGAAGCGAGAAGATCACTTGAAGCGAAAGGCTAGGCGTAACGGGGCGTAGGTGTTGTCGGTGGCATCCAGCGCTTGCATCGCTGAGGGCGGGTTTCGAATACCCGACGCTCCACCACTTAGAGGCTACAGGCTGACCCCTGTGGCCTCTTTCCTTGCATGCCGGCCATGCGATGTGCAGCGTGCAAAAAGACAGAAACCATCCTGTGGGCGCATAACGGGGGCAAGGACATCCATCGCTGGGGTGAAGGCGAGCAAAAGGATTGCTCCTGCCTACCCACCCCTGTATGCGCTGAATGCGATCTTCCTGTGATCCACAAGTACGGGTTTCTTGTTTTGGATGCCGCATACTTCGGACACTCCACCAGCACCATTCAGTAGAAGGAGGCTCAAGTGCCATTGAAGTCGAAGGCCCAGATGAAATATCTCTATGCAGCGGAGGCCCGAAAAGAGGTTCCCAAGGGAACCGCCGAGAAGTTCGTGAAGGAGACCCCGAAGAGCAAGCTGGCCAAGCTGCCGGAATACAAGCGGGAGGATGACAAGACCATGCGCAAGTTGGGCAAGGCCAAAAAGGGCGCGAAGTAGTCTGTCCGTGCTAGGGTGCATGGGGCAGGCACTCCAGAGCAATCTGACCCATCCCACCTAGCACCGGCTGGCGCACACCCATCCCACCAGCGCCCCCCTCCTGCCCGTGCCAGACCTCCCGAGTGCTTGGCCCCCTTGCATGAAAGCCAGCCCTTGGGTACTTTGGCCGCAAGCCCTTAGAGGGCGCACGCTTCACGGCAGCATGAGGCTGACGGATAGGGCGCGCAGGAAGCCGAGAGGCACCTGTGCGCCTTTTGCTTTTGGAAAGGAGTACACGCTATGGCGCAACGTCTGAAAGGCCAAGAGACAACGATCTTCGTGATGAAGGACGGGGTGAACGTGACCACCCTGACCGACATCCGCAACTTCACCATGACCCCCAACTTTGACAAGTTGGAAGAGGGTTATCTGGGCGAGACGACCCAGCGATACGACGAGATCTTCAAGGGATGCAACTTCGACTTTGAGTGCCATCTGGAAGAGGCCGGGTTCACCGACTTCATTGTGGCGGTCAAGGAGCGGGCAACCCGACGCACCCCTGGGACGGTTATCAACATCTCTTGTTCTCTCTCCTTTGCCAATGGGCAGCGCCGCCGCATCATCCTGCGCGACTGCTTCTTCGCAGACATTCCGTTCAACGTGGGAAGCCGTTCGGACTACGCTTCCATCAAGCTGTCGGGAAGCGCCTCCGACTTTGACACCATCTAGGCGCTGAAACCAACCCTCACTCCGCAGAGGTACAACCGTGAACGCATTTGAGCAGAAGCTGGGACTTCACACTGATTCGGATCGAGTCATCCATCGTTTTGCCGTTCCTGATTCCATTCCTGGGGAAATCCGCTCCCTTGGGCTGGTCGAGATCACCGCTGAGGAGGAGCTGAAGGCAGATGCACGTTGCCGAGGCGCTTCAGACAAGCGGGCGCAGGAGATGGCCAAGCAGGCTATCGTCGAGGTGAACGGGGAGCCTGTTCGCGTTGGCGATGGTTCGGTGGACCGGGCATGGAACAACATGCATCCGAAGGTGCGGACTCTGGTTTCTACTGCATGGGTACGGTTGCACTTGGCAAACGATGACGAGGTGGAGAGTTTTTTCGCCTCGCGCACCAGCAGCGTCTAGGCATTGAACGGGGACGGCTGCGCTACTCACAGGCTATTCAACTGAGTGAGTTCGCAGCCGTCTTTGATCGCTATGGGAACAACGCTGCTCGGATCTGGAAGCTGTTGGCCTATGTGGCACGTTACGGCCACCAGCCGGTCAATGTGTCCATGCGGCTTCCGATCCGAGACTTGCGCATGCTGGCAGAGCAACTTGGCAAGATTGTGGAAGAAGAGAACACACCCGCACAAGGGCGTGGTGATTAGGTAGCGAGGCAAGGAACATGGCAGATCAAGTCACAATCTCCACGTTCCTTGAGCTAAAGGACAACCTTTCGCCAGGGCTGGCCAAGGTTGAGGCGGCGCTCCAGCGCATGACTCAACAGGCTGCACTGATGAACGGTGCGCTTACCCGCGCAGCCGGCGCCTTGCGCCCCATGGATGCTGGCTTCAAGACGGTTGATACCCACCTTAAGAATGCATTAGCTCACGCAAACAAACTTTCGCTTGCTGTTAAAGGCATTAAGCCTCCTAAGCTTCCAGCTATACCACCTAGCAGGGGTGGTGGTGGCGGTGGTGGCGGTGGTGGGGGCGCAGGCGGAGGCGGCGTATTTAGGGGTGGGCGTGGGGTGCTGGATCCCACTTCAATAGCTAGTGGTTTGGTAGCGTATGGGTTGCATAAAGCGGTCCACATGGCAGGCACGTTTGCTATAGATACCGTAAAGAAAGCCATTGAGGTAAACGTAGAATACGAAAAGTCTATATCCGCGATTTCGGCAGCCATGTATACAATGGGTGCATCTCCGGCTATGGATATAGCAGAAGCACATTCGAGTAGAGTTGTCACAAAACTTCGAGAAATGGCCGCTGTGCTTCCTGGTGAAGCGGCAGAGTACGTTGAAGTTTTTCAGCGCACTATTCCCAATGCTTTTGCGTCAGGCATGCGGGACTCCATGAAGTACGCTGATTTTGTCTCTAAGTACACTGCTGTGGCTATTCAGCGCGGAGTAAGCGCAAAGATTGCCGCAACTAACTTGCAAATTTTGTTGCAGGGTACAGCCCGTGCCGGAACCAAAATGGCGCAGGTTCTTTCCGTTTACACAGGAAAAACTATCAACGAAATCAATAAGATGACACGAGCTGCGCGGTTTGAGTTGCTACAACAAGCAACCGAACAGGCTGCGGCCGGAATGGAGGCTTCTAAGACTAAGGCGGATGCTATTTTTGGTGAATTAAAGTCGCACATGGAAGAACTGTACCGTCTTGGTGGACAACCTATTTTTGATGCAGCAAAAAACGGCGCAAAAGAATTGAACACTTGGCTTGTTACAAACAAGTCTGCAATTGTGGAGTTAGGAAAAACGCTTACCACTGAAGTGGCCGATGTTCTTCGTGGCATTGTTACCATCGGCATGAAGATGGTTGATGTCGCAAAAATGATAAGGGGAGGCGAAGAGGGCGATCCTCGCGCTCGACTTGCTGCGCTACAGTCCCCATTTAGCGCATCCAACATCGGCACTCGTCTAGCATCCACATTGTTCCCGTTTTATGGGATTCCTGCTCAAGTTGGCCGTATAGGTGAAATGAAAAGACTTCAGGAGCAAATTAAAAAAGAAGATGATATTGCTGCTGCCAATAGAGAACGTGCAAAAATATACAAACCTCTAGAGGAAACGTATCGGTTTGGTGGCATTGGCGCAGGCATGCCAGCCGCAATGATCGCAGATCAAGCGCAGGAAATGATTAGATCTGGCATGTTCAGCATGCTTAGAACAAAAACAGAACAGTCTTTGTCTGAGTATCTAAAATACAAAGGAGTGTCAGAAGAAGATATTCAACGTGTTCACGATGAGCTTATTGGGCGTGGTGTGTTCAAGCTGACTGCCGCTCCTGAAGATCGGACAAAACCTCCTGTCAACGACTTTCGTTACAGCCGTTTCGACATCCGGCAGGAGTTTGCGGAAGGGTTTGATCCTGATCGGATAGCGGCAGCGTTTGCCACTGACCTGAACAAAATGGCGGATAAGAAGTTGAATGCCGCTTCTGCCTTGCCTGTTGGGGGGCGCTAATGGCAACCACTTCCTCTCCCGCTGTAGACTTTACGCTCTCTGAAGAAGGGGGAACGACCCTGACGTTGCGGGATCGGGCGCTTCCTTACCGGCCTCTGACCATCACGGGAAAGCAGCGGGCAGAGTTCACCTGGTACCCCGGTAATCCAGAGGCCACGGTTCAGATGCTGGGGCCGGATGAGGGGAACATCCAGCTGAGGGGGTACTGGAAGGATCGGTTTATTCAAGGTACAGAGTCTGTTACTTATGTAAGCTCTAGTGCGGTTCGCACATTAGGGCTCACAGGCCAGATCCCTACACCAGATGGTACTATTGATACCGTGGTAGATCTGGTGGCCCGTGTAGATGCCATGCGGCGCAGTGGTCGCCGGATCAAGTTATCATGGGGAAACCTTGTCCGTGTGGGGCATATCACAGGGTTTACACAGACATGGCACAACGTCCATGACGTTGAATGGGAGATAGACTTCTCTGTTGTTTCGCAGGGAGAGGGTACGGTTCCGACCAGCATTCCCAACGTTTCTACAGCGACGGACAACTATCAGAAGCTGCGCGCTGAGGCTCAGGCTTGGGTTGCACAGGGAAGACAAGGCCCGATCCCTCCCACTGACCGGGCCACCATACAGGTCAACTTCTTGAATGCCGAACTGAATCCGTTGCAATCGTTTTATCGCGCTTACGATCAAGTTGAGCAGCAACTGTTCAGCGCCACCCAAGCATCGTATGGGTTGGCATCCAACCTCGCTCAGTATGCAGCCGCTCCGGGTGATGTGGCCCGAAGGACAGCAGCGATTGCCACGGGTCTTGTGACACAGTTCTCTCAGTTCACTTCAAACGTGGTGGATCGAGCGCTTTCGGATGTGATCAGTTGGGGACTTTATCCTTCACAGGATGACACTCCGCTCGGGTTGCAGATGAATGGGGAATTGTGGAAGCGGGCCTTTAGAAACGCTACTCAGGCGATTGTCTACAGCAACGCCATCACGAGGAACGAGGCGCAGAAGCAGTTGAACGACCAGCTGACGGCATCCTTCATTGCCTCGGATGGTATGGACCTGCGGGATGTCTCGACGCGGTACTACGGTGTGCAGGATCACTGGAAGACGCTGATGGAGTTCAACGGCTTGCAGTCAAGCCTGCTGAAGGCGGGTCAGTTGGTGAAGGTGCCACGGCAGCCTCTGACATCTGGAGCGGGACAGCCCAGCTCCTCGGTGGGGAACTGATGCCATCCGCGCCCCTTGGAGCGACCTACTACCCTGCCTGCGTGGTTGCGTTGAAGATCCGCTTTGACGAGTCTCTGTCTGTTAGTCGTGAGACCTTTTCGGATGTGACGGTCAACGAGAAGGTGAATGAGCGTGTGGGGCCAGCAGCTCCTCGGGGGGTGCTTGAACCGTTGATTTTGTCTGGCTCGCAGAAGAATGGCGTTTCTCTGACTCGGGTTCCGAAGTCGGCAAACGTGGAGTTGCCTGCGATCCGAAAGGCGGGAACCTTCAAGCTGACCTTCGACTTTCGAGATCTGCCGATTGATCCAAGGGCTGTGCGTTCGGTGGGCGTTGAGATCTACATGGGGACGGTGACGGCAGATGCCTTTGCAGAGGGAGTGAATCAGTTCAAGCCGCAAGGGCAGAGAGCCAGCCAGTTGCCGCTCTCCTCGCGATCCAGCCTGTTGAACCAAAGCGTGGACAACCTGGTGCTGAAGGGTCTGGCAGACAACTGGCATGTTTCGCACACCAGCAGCGGCAGCACGGTCACGATGGAAGGGCGAGATCTGACAGGGCTGTTCCTGAACACCCCGATCACCCATGAGCTTGTGGCTAAATGCAACCTCAACCAACCCATCGACAAGGTGATCCAGTGGATCGTTGACAGGCTGCCTTGGGGTGGGGATTTGCAGGTTGTGCCGGCGGCTCCTGATCAGTGGCCAGATGCGGTGATTCCCAAGTTGGCTGATCTGGATGAGTTGCGCCTGACATCCCCACGGGTTCGGCATAGTGCGGATGGGAAGAAGCCCAAGGTCTCGGCGGGAGCTAATCAGGACAAGCTGAATTTCTGGGATCTGATCACCCGATATTGCTCGTTGGTGGGAGCGATCCCCAGCATGACGTTGGCACCTCCTCGGACCTACAAGCCGGAATCGGATGGTGCGTTCATGTCCACCATCTACATTCAGCCGGCCGTGGTTGCGTTGAACGTGCAGAAGCTTTTTGAGGGTGGGAAGCTAAAGGCGGGAGACCTGCGCATCCCATTCAACAACAACAACCCTCGAAACGTGGATGACAAGGAGTTTGTCATCCGACGAATGGTGTTTGGCCGGAACATTGAGGACATGCAGGTTGAGCGAAAGTTCACCGGCAAGATTCCCCAAGTGATCGAGGTGGTTGCATATAACCCGTCGAGCAAAGGACGTGGGCCAGCCCGTGTTCAGACTGTTCGCTCTAACAACATGAAGTCGTACTTCCCTGAGCTTCATACAGGCTTGGCGGGAGCGGCACGTTCTGCGTTGTTGGCGGGCAAGCCGATTGCCAAGGACGCAAAGGCATCTGGGCGGTCTGGTGTGTCACCTCGCGGAGACATCGGAAAGCAGGATGTGCTTAGGATTCCGATCTATGGTGTGTCAGACACGAAGAAGCTCCAGATCATTGCAAACAACCTGTACGAGGAGATCTGCAAGGGGGAGATGGGTGGGAGCGTCAAGACCCGGAGCCTTGCCTCTTTTGGTGCAGGGAACGAGGATCCAGACCTGATACACCTTCGACCTGGGGATGGCATCAACTTGGCGGTGGATGCGCGGCCTTTGGAAAACAGAGCGCCGGCAGTTCATCCCTTGATGGAACAACATCGGATGTCCTCCTTTGAGATGATGCAGGATCTGGTGAACCGGACGGGGATGGATCCGGTTCTTGCGCGTGTGGTGGTGGCGACCTTGCGCAACGAGGTGTTGGAGCTTCAGAACACCTATCGTGTGAACACGGTGAAGTACGATTGGAGCGTAGACAAGGGGATCTCGCTATCCTTCGACTTCCACAACTACGTCGAGGTTCGGGACAACGTGAACGAGAAGGGGTGGTAGCGGATCATGCTGCGCTCAAGGGTCGGGTCGGGCATAGACATGGCGCTGCTTGCGGAAGGCGTGAGCCGTCCCGGCATCGATCCGCGCATCTGGGTGTCCTATGGGGTGCTGACCTCGGAGCCGTATATCGAGACGATAGAGGGCCGGCAGGACGTTCTTGTGAACGTGATGCTGCTGCCCAGCGGCATGGAGGAAACGGCACGGGTGGGGGCCATCTACGCCGGCAACGGGTTTGGTTTCTACACCCCGCTGCATGTGGATGACGAGGTGCTGGTGGTGTCCCCATCTGGCGATCCAGACGAGGGGTTGGTTGTCACCCAGCGCCTGTGGTCTCCAGCAGATCCTCCACCTGCCAGCCTGTCGGCAAACCCGAATGATGTGACCTTGGTTGTGGAACCGGGGAAGAACCTGCGAATGAGCGTGCAGGGGGCCGGGAACGTGGTCATCGCGGCAGCGGATGGAAAAGTGAAACTGGGCAGCGAGGACGCAACCAAGGGCGTGGCGCGGCTGGATGATGCGGTGCAGGTCACGATCTCGATTGCTGACTTTGCGGCAGCAGGTCTTGCTAACAGCGGCGGACCTGTGGTGGCAACCAACCCGATCACTGTGACAGGCAAGGTGACAGCGGCATCGCAGAAGGTGGTGGCATCATGAGCGGCTATGGATTAGCGCCCTATGGCCTTGGGCTGTATGGGTACGCCACACCTCCCCCATCGCTGGTGGATAACTTTGCATGGGCCACGGGGACTCGGGTTGTTCGGGTGACCCTCTCAGCAGAGCCGATGCATCAGAACGCTCTCGGAGAGGGGGATGCGCTCAACCCTGCCACATGGACGATCAGCACCACGGGAGGGCAAACGTGGCCCGTCCTGTCGGTTGCGCTGGTGGATGCCTTCACCTACGACATCCTTGTGCTGGGGGCGCTTCCCAACTTCCTGACTGCGTTGAAGCTAGTCACCACCACACTGGTGACGGTGACAGGGTTTCCGTTCCCCATTCTGGAGCTTCCATTCCAAGGGTGCGGGTTGGCAGCCACATCGACCTATGACAAGCAGAACACGGCAAGTGGCTATGCCATCCGAGACATCCGAAATACGGTAGGTGGCGCATGACCGGGGAATTGGGCAGCACCTTGGTGATCGACTCAGGGGGTGACTACACCTCGATGTCGGGGCCGGAGTTCATCAAGAAGTTGATCCTGCGCCGGCTGACAACCAAGCCGGGAGAGTTCTTTCACCTGCCCAATTACGGGCTGGGGCTGAAAGAGAAGGAACCTCTTCCGGTCAACAACCTGCGCGCCTTGGCAAAGGCTATTGAGCAACAGGTTGCACAGGAGCCGGAGGTGGGAGCGGTAAAAGCCACTTTGTCGTATGCTGCGAACGCATCGATCCTGTATGTGAAGGTGCAGGTACAGCTCCGACAGACGGGGCAGCAGTTGGTTGTGCCGATGGCGGTTCCCACCCAATCGGCCCTGTGAGGTAACAAGTGGACTTTCCCTCTTTTCCAACGCTGTTCCAGATCGCCCGAAATGAGGCGTTGGTTCGCAATGCCAGCCTGACCCAAGATGCGATTGATCGAGAAGGCTCCGATGCCAACATCCTGATCGCCTCTGCCGCTGCTGCTGCCGATGAAGTGATCGGGCAGCTGACCAATGTGGCGGCAGGGTTGTTCCTCGACAGTGCCAGCGGAGATGCGCTGGATCGGCTGTTGTGGGATCGGTATGGATTGACGAGGAAGGAAGCGGCATCCGCACAGGGAACCGTTGTCTTTTCCCTTCCCGTGGCAGCGGTTGCTCCCTTCACCATCCCGGCCAACACCCAACTAGCGACCCCGACAGGGTTGCGCTACGCCACGATTCAAGCTGGCTCTTTTTTGGCTGGAGCGCTCACCCTTGTGGTTCCAGTTCGGAGCCTGTTGGCGGGGGCGGATCAGCAGGCAGCTGTTGGCACCATCACAAGCATTGCCGGCCAGATCACGGGAGCGCCTATCGATCTGACAGTCACCAACACGGTGGCGACGGCAGGGGCTGCTGATCGAGAGAGCGACACCACCTTTCGAGAGCGTGGGCGGGCCTTCTACACCACCGTTCGACGAGGCACTCTTGCAGCTATTGAGCAGGGAGCGCTGGCTGTTCCGGGTGTGGTGACGGCAACTGCCTTTGAGACCTTGGATCAAGAAGGGCGTGCTGCCAAGGTGGTGAACCTTGCCATCGCGGATCAGTACACAGACACCCTTGCAGACTTGGCAGTGGAACCCGCCATCTATGCCACCCAGAGCAGCCAGCTGGCTCAAACGGTGTTCAACGCTCTGGAGGAGTACCGGCCGGCTGGTGTGTTCGTGAACGTGCAGGTGGCGCAGGTGAACCTGCAAACGGTCCTGCTTGCCTTGTCCTTCAGCAGTGGTGCGGATGTCGATGAAGTTACCAACAACGCTCGGGCTGCTGTTGTGAACTACATGAACAACCTGTCCCCTGGTGATGATGTGGTTCCCAACGACATGTTGCAGGTGCTGAAGCGGGTGCCGGGTTTGGTGATCTCAGACACGGAGGAGACGGCCGCTGTGATCCTGAGTCCTCGATCAACGGTGGTGATGAATCCTCTACAGGTGGCGCGGACCACGTTTGCGCTGGTGCGGGCATACAGCAGCAATCCGGGAACGCCCCTCGGCTCCTACACCACCTAAGGACACGCGCATGCCTGACTTCCTTCCAAACGGATCGCCGCTCCCAGACCTGCCTGCGATGACGCAGGATGAGGTGCTGGCGCTGTTTGATCGGCTGTTGCCTTCGGCCTATCTGGAGCCTCTGAAGGTTCCAGGGCCGGGGTACGAGTACCTGCAAGCGGTAGCGGCCATGGTGGCGCGGGTTTCACAGGCGATTTCCCATGTGGGATCGGGTGGGTACATCCTGTCGGCAACGGGTGGGAGCTATGCCACTGCCACGGTGGCGCTCTCTCGCACAGCCACAACCTACGGCGCCCTGACGGTACAGACAGGCACCTTGGTCGGTACTCCTGATGGGTACCTGTACGCCACACAGGCGGATGTCCCCTTTGGCGCATCGGATGTTGGCCCCCATGAGGTACAGGTCAAGGCAGTCACTCGGGGATGGCTATGGAACAACGATGGGCCAGTAACCGCCGCCTCTGGCGCGGTGATTTCTGGCCCTATTCGCCGCATGGTCAAGCCCTTGGTCTCTGGCCCCAACTACTTTGATCCCACCCTTGTGGTGACTCAGGTAACCGCTGCCACAGGTGGATCCGCGCCCATGCTGGATGGGTTGGGGCTGGATCGAGGCATCCCAAGGCAGGTCGGGGAGAGCGATGCTGATTACCGGCGCAGGCTGGTGCTGTTGCCAGACACGGTAACCCCTGCGGCCATGCAGCGCATCCTTAAGCAGCTCATCGGAGCGTTGGTTGAAGCGGCTGGAAAGACCTATCAGTTTCGAGAAGATTGGGATCTTCGGCTGATGACAGCCTATGACTTCCCCATCAATCAGACCTTCACACAGGCAGCTCCTAATGTGGTGGTGCCAGCCTTCAGCGGTAACGTGTTTGTGTATAACTACGATCCAGCAGATCCCTTGTCGAATAGGTATCCTCCACGCAGGGGTGCGTTTTTGGTTGCTTTGCCAGAAATAGCAGGACTGGAAGCGGTATATGCAGGCTTGGCAGATCTTCTGGCGCAGGCCGCACCTGCTGGCATCTCCATTGGCTACATCCTGACGGAATAACAAGAGGCAGACATGGCAAACAAGGATTTTGACACAACGATCGTTCGCGAACTGGAGCGGCCCTCTGCTGCCGATCTGAATCAGCTACAGGCACAGCTGTACTACACCATTCGCCGGCTGGATCGCTTTAGGTTTGGCGACACTCTTTCGTCAACCTATAGCGGTTTTTTGGGAAATAGCTTTTTTGTTCAAAACCTGACAGGCACAGGGCTGACCCTGAATATCAGTCGAGGTATTGGGTATCAATTCGCAGCGGGCACGACTGCTGTGGGTATTGATGGGATAGCTGGGCTGAACGATCTGACCAGCTACAAGCCCATAACCATGGAAAACGACAAGCCCTTGAACCTTACGGGCCAGTTGCCTTCTACTGGTAAATGTCGTCGAGACTTGTTGGAGATCAAGTGGAAGCGGGTACTGACCGATCTGACATACCTTGGGATTTTTAACCCATTCAGTCAAACGTTTGATTCGGTCAATCTAGCCAAGACTATGACCACCAACTGTGACGCTGATGTGGTTCAGTTTGTCGCATCTGGTGGTTTGGTTCCAGTGGATGCTGTATTGGTCTATCGGAAGGGTGTAGAGGTTGCCTACACTGACGAGTCATCCTTTGAGACTGCTCCCCTTCCTGCCGTGGATTCTGGATTCCTTCCCTTGGCAGCCATAAACGTTGCAGCAGGGGATGTGAACCTGCCCAGTTCAAGAATCTCTGATCTGCGCAAACTGCTTGGAAATGATAGGCAGTTCTTTATCAGCGGAAGTGCGCGAATCGGCACTAACTATCCAGACTACACACAGCATTTGACTTCAGTTAGCATCAATTCTCCAGTTGGCATGCGTTGTACTCTTTCACGGTTGAATCAGTATCAACTTGGAAGCACTTCAGCAGCCAGCACACAAAACCTGTATAGGCTTTCCATCCTTGGGCCTCAGGTTCAAAACTTGGTTGCGGTATTTACGCCGTTTATGCCTCTAACGGGTGGGTTGCTTCCGCTTACTTCTTATCCATACCCCATCAATGTTTCTATGACGGAACAAAATTCAGCGGATGTTGTAACTTTGGCTGATGCTACAATGCTCAGGTCTAGCGATTACTCTACGCCTACTTTGCCGGCAGCAGTGGGACAGGGTTATTGCAGCTTAGATTTTTGCATGAATGCCGCCATGTATACCTCGGTCCCATCGCCTGATTTGGTTTACAACAACTCGGGTATTCGCATTTTGAGCTTGGAACCTGGTGTGTATGACACCATCCGAACTGTCAACTTCATGGTGATGGGCGAGTACGCACCCTAAGAGGAACAAGGCACATGGCAACCGCAACCATTCGGATCAACGGTGTGGCAGGAAGCAAGACGGATCTTGCGCTTGGCGATACCGTTACCCTGACCAACGCAACACCAGCAACCACCTATGCATGGTACCTGCTTTCTCAGCCAGCAGGCACGCCTGTAGCAGTCCTGAGCAATCCCACCTCGGCCACGGCATCCTTCACCGTGCCCAAGGAGGGAAGCTATCTGGTCAAGCTGGTGGTGAACGCTGGCATCGCAGGAGAGGACACCGACCAGGTTGTGGCGGCTGTGCGAGAGCTGGAGACAGGGGACCGCATCCCGGCAGCAGGAGAGACCACCGAGGTTTCCCCAACGGAAGGCTGGGCCAATGACTCGCTGAACCAGATCCTGCACCGTGTGACCCGTTTGGGAAGCAACGGGATGATCACGGGTGTGGCTGCTGCAGTTTTGCAGGCTGGGGAAGTGGTCTACATCAGCAACCTTTCGACAATCGGGTCTGGGTCTGAGATCAGAACGGTTCCCCGCTTCTCAAAAGCGTTGGCCACCACTCCATCGCACATGAACGGTGCGTTGGGTGTGATGGTTCAGAAAGTGGGAGGGGGCGGTACTGTTGTAACAAACGAGCGTCTCGAAGTTCAGATGTTCGGCCTGATGCAGGCCTATCCCAACCTTGGCAGTGGAACCGGAACTGTTGGCGATAAGGTGTATGTCTCAGATACGGGCACTCTCAGCCTGACGCCAGGCACTATTTCTCGGCCTGTTGGCAACGTTGTAGATCTGATTGCAGGAACCAACTACTCAGTGTTTCTGTCCGCGCTGGATGGTGGTGGTGCTGCGAGCAGTACACCTACCGGCCCAGCAGGTGGGGTGCTGACAGGAACCTATCCCAACCCGTCTGGATTGCAGGCAGATGTGGATGGGTTTGTTCGCATCGGGGTGGGGACAGGGAACGTTGAAGGCGACACCATAACGATAAAGGCTGCAAACGGCACTGGTGTCACAAAGGGCAGCAATCTGTATTTGATAGCAGGGTCTTCTGATTCTGGTTTTGGTGGTGATGTTCAAATAGCAAGCGGTATTAGTACAACTGGCACCAGTGGTAGTATTACGGTTCAACCTTCTCCAAATACACTAGCGGGTTCTTCTGTTACCATCTGGGGCGGGAATAGTACCACCAGAAAAGCAGGTACCGCCACTCTGCTTGGTGGTCTTGCTAATTCCACTTTATATGCGGGTGGCGATGCACTCGTTCAAGGCGGTAATAACAGTGCGCTAGGAGAAGGCGGACAAGCAATTGTGCGCGGAGGCACAGCAGCCGGCTCCCCTGTAGAGCCTGCATATCTTACGTTGGGTGGGGCATATCACTCTGTTGGAACAGTTCATGGTGGGGATGCGCTTCTTGCGGGTGGTATTGGGTTAACCAACCCAGGTGGCGCTATCGCGATTCGCGGCGGGAACAGCACAGGCAACGATGGTGGAGATGTTACCATTGCTGCCGGTCAAACCTCGGGTGCTGGGGCTGGAAATGGCGGCAGCATTCTGATTCAGGCTGGTGACACCAATGCCACAGGAACCAGTGGAGGTACGATTACGATCCGTGGTGGTGGTGGTAGCAATGGTGATGGCTCCATCACGATTGAGACCGGCAAAGAGCTGAACATCAGCAGTGAGAGCCGAGGCATCCTGATCGGAAAGGGGCTGGGCTGTCCGATCATGTTTGGCAAGGCAGGGTTTGAGTCTCGGTTCTACGGGAAGCACATCCTGACATCTGTGGATCAGGCGATCACGGCAGTAGGGAACACGATTGTCCCCAACACGCCCACGATTCGGTTACGGCCTACTGCATCACTGACACTGACCAGCACTCCAACCATCTCCATCGCCAACTCTCTGCGGGGGCATCGTCTTGTCCTGACGAACATGTCGCCCACATTTACTGTGACGTTGCAGGATGAGTCTCACTTTGCGGGTAGCGGGTTGCGCTTGGGGGCCAACACTCGACCGCTCAAGCAGTACAGCGTGATTGATCTTGTATGGGAAGCAAATGAGGTCGGAGGCGGCGGCTTTTGGCTTGAGTTGGCATATCGCTTCTAAGAGGTTGTCATGGCTGTCGTGTATTTGACAGGGGTGTTGGATGACGGCACCCCGCTCTCTCCTGATGTTCCGGCCAACCCTCGGGTTGAGTTGGCGCTGACCAAGGGGAGCAGCAATCAGGTGGTGTTGAGGGTGGTCAACCCCAGTGGGGTTCCCGTGCCGCCTGTTGGAACCTTGACACTCTCGGTGGCGCAGAAGCCTGGTGACCTTCCCCTGATGGCACAGCTGACCGGAACATGGACACCCATGTTGGGGCCGGGGACGGCTGTGTTTGGGTGGGCAAAGACTCAGATGTCTGATGTGGCATGGGGCCGGTACCTGTACGACATCCGGCTTTCCAATGGGGAAGATGTGAACTTTGTGGTGCCTGCGAGTCCCTTTCGGCTGATGCCGGCCGTTTAGGGGATCTGTGGTAAAACAGGGTGCAAGACGCAAGGTTCAACGGAGTAGGTACAGATGCCGGCAGTGACATCGGACACGCAGTTCTTGGTCGTGATGGGTGTGTTGATCTGGGTTGTTTCGGGCGCTGGGACGCTGCTCCGGGCAAGAGCGTGGGCGACGGAACTGGTCTTGGAAGTCATCACATCGGGAGCCGGCCGGAACGCTGTGTTGCAGATGTCACGAGATCATCTGGATGCCAAGCTCGATAGCATCGCCTCAAAGGTGGGGGAGCTTGGGGGGCGGATCGACACGATGAGCAACAAGCTAGAGCGCCGGCTAGACAAGCTGGATGGGGACATGCAGGCGATGCATGTTCGGGTGACGCTGCTGGAGCAGCGAGAGAACGCAAAGGAGCATACCTAGATGGCGACCTATTCCAAGGTTCTGACAGTTTCAGCCACCGCCTATACCTCGGCACCGGACATCGTGTTCCCGTGGGATCCCAAGCGGGTGACCGTGTGCAACATGAACGCGGCTGATGTGGCCTACGTCTCGTTCGGTGGTGTGGAGGACTCGGGGGCGCTGCTGAACGATGTGAAGAGTCCGTCGAGCAAGCAGGAATGGATGTGGCAGTTCAGCCGGAAGCTGTGGCTGCGAACGGGTGGCAATGCCGTGCAGGTGCAGGTGATTGCGGAGCAGTAAGGGATGATGGAGATCGGACCTATCACGGTGAGGGATCACATGAACTGGGATGTCATTTTGCAGGTTCTGGGTGCGGTGGTTCCGTTGATGTCGGCGGTGGCATCCTTCCTGAACCATGTGGTTCGGGTGAAGAAGGAAGCGGGGGCTGAGGTTCCTGCCCTGCTGGCCGGTTCGGGTGCGGTGCTGAACGTGGGAGCATTGAACTTGGATAAGGCGCTCCAGTTGGCGCGGCTGCTCAAGGAAGCCAAGGCAGAAGAGCCGAAGGCTGATGAGCCTTCAGCCCAATGAATCAATGGAAGGCATGGGCACAGGTGGCACTCCTCGGAGGGCTGCTTGTGCTTTTGTTTGTGCTGGGGTGGCTGGCCAAGCGTGAGGTTGTGCGGCAGGTGCGGCAGGAACTCCAGCAGCAGCTCGCGGAGGATGTGCGGCAGTTGAGGGAGACGGCATCTAAGCATCGCCGGCAACTGGAAGAGCAGATCCAAGGCATCCAAGCGCAGGCAGCAATCGAGGTGTGTCGTGATCCCGTTGAAGTGGCGAACGAACTTCTGGTTGTGCTGCGCTCTGAGCTTGGCACCGGAACTGGCACGGGCGAGTGAGTGTCAGACCGCCCCGGGCAACAACGTCCTGTGCCCTAAGCCATCCTTCGACCTGCTGATTGATGGGCTGGTGAAGTCGAGGGCTGATCTGAAGGTTTGCCGGCTGGAGGGGGAATCTCTTCAGGATGAGCTGAACCTGGCCAATGGGAAGGTTGCGGAGCTTTCTGCCAAGCTACCCTGCCCTGTGTGTGTGAAGCCTGCCCCTCCTTCGCCGGATCGGTTCATTGGAGGCTACGCATTGGGAGTGCTGGGGGCTGTCTCGGTGGCAGCTGCCTTGGGTTTTCCCTTGCCTGATCCGGTTCGGTTGGGGCTGGGATTGGGCGGCGTGGCTGGGATCGGCGTGGGGATGGTGTTGGTCATCCCATGAGCGAGATCAAACGCTGTTTTGAGTGCCATCAAGAAAAGCCACTGACCAAGGAGTTCTGGAAGCCTGAACCGAAAGCGGCATCTGGCTTCAAGCGGTTTTGCCGTACCTGTTACAACCAGAAGGAAGCGCAAAGAGAGAAGAAGAACCGGATGTCCGCCGATGGCCGCATCCTTGTGGTTCTCTCCGATGTCCATGTGCCAGAGAACGACAAGCGGGTCTGGGCCTGCATCATGTCCCTGCTAAGAGACATCAAGCCGGGGGAAGTGATCCTGCTTGGAGACTTCCTTGAGATGGGTTCTGTCTCGATGCACGGGGGGGCGGAAGAGGCGCGGCTGGCCGAGGACTTCGCAGCAGGAAAGGAAGCCCTCAAAGCCCTCCGTGAGGCCGTTGGGGATGGTTGCCGCATCACCTACCTAGAAGGGAACCACGAGAGCCGCCTGAGCCGCTATCTGGCAGCGAAAGCCCCTTCCCTGATCGAGAGCCTTTCCTGTGAGGTGGGGATGGGGCTGAAGGATCTAGATGTTGAATGGGTTCCTGAGGGAAAGCAACCTGTCTCTCGGGGGGATCTTGACCTGACCCATGGGCATCAAGACCTTCGAGAGCGTCCCAGCAAGTTCCATTCGGGAAAGATGGCAGAGGTCTACGGCAGGCCGGGGAGAACCATTCTGTATGGCCATACCCACAAGCCCCAGACCTTCACCCGCCCTGCCGTGGGAGGGGTTGCCACAGCCATCGGCATGGGATGCGCTCGAACCTTGACCCCTGGATGGCTGCATGGGGCGCAGGCAGGATGGGTGCATCAGATTGCTGTGATCTACCTCTCCGACGCCGGCAGGCCGTACATCTACCCTGTGACCTTCGTGCATGGGCAGACCATATGGAACGGCAAGCTGTATGGGGTAGCGGAGAAGTAGAAGACCCGCCCGTACCGGAACAGTCTACAGACTGAGCCGGCAGAGGGGCGGGCCATGTGTGGCAGGCCGGGTAGGACTTGAACCTACGACAGGTGGTTTTGGAGACCACTGATCTACCAACTGAACTACCGACCTGAAAGCGCCAGTATCGGGACGGGTACTGGCAGACACCGTTTCACTAGATCTCCCTAAAGCCTCGGCAGTTTGAGCGTGTGACATGTCACAGATGCTTGCCGAGGGTCCATGCCCTGATCCTTGCCCAAGGAAAGGCTGTAGTCAAGGGTGGGTTGGAGCCTAGAACATGGAGCCGGCGGTGGGAATCGAACCCGCGACCTGCTGCTTACAAGGCAGCTGCTCTGCCAACTGAGCTACACCGGCTTAGGCTCTAGCCTTTCTTCTTGTCCTTGGCGCGCTCGATCTTGTTGATCTGGCCCTCTGCCCACTTCTTGCCAGCGGTGCCGCCCCACAGCCCCCATGCGATGGAGGCAGCGGAGGTCTTGTCCTCCTTGGGATCGACGCTGTGACGGGCAAAGAAAGACTTCATCCTCTTGAGGGTGTCTAGGGGGATGCCCTTGCCGGCAGCAAGGTCACGGGCGCGGGCCACACCCACCTCGGTTCCTCCACGGCCATGTTCTGCTCGGCGCTCAAGTGCGTTCTTTGCGATCTGCCGAACTGTCGGCGGGGGCTTAGGGTTCTCGGCCATTAGGTGTCTCCTTTGAGGTTGTCATGGTAGCAGCAAGCCGCTTGGCTATCCATTCAGCTACGTTCACAGTCACAGCGTTTCCTAACTGGCGGTAACGGGCTGAGTCTGATTGAGGGAACAGATCTCCCTTCTCATTCACCCCATGCGTGTTCCACTCATCAGGGAACGCTTGCAGTCGAGATGTCTCAACTAGAGTCAGTCGGCGCACCATGAGTCGAGAGCCTGCAAAAGCTAAGGCGCAGAATCCATCGGCGCGGGAGTAGTCATTGCTGGGGGTCTGCAAGCAGGCTGCTTGTTGTGGCACATACGCTGGCACCAGGTTGTAACACTCATCCCCAGCCGGCCCCCCCCCTTGTACCACTTAGAGGTAACGGCTCCGGTAAGGAGGCGTTCGTTTCCAGCGCCTGCCGCAGTGGCTGCGCTATTGGTTTTCCCCGCTTGTCGGCCCTTCGCAGAATGCCCGCGCACGCCTTCGGTGAGAGCCAGAACTTCGCTGGCACGTCGTCCTGTAAAATCTGCAACAAC